AAGTGACAGTATCGTGGTCATCAATGATTGTGATGTTATCGTACCCTCTGAGTAATTCATTTGGGGCATTAACTCGAAGAGTATTTTTGTAGTATATGTCATGGTTGCCAACAAGCATGGTCATGGGAATACCCATATCTCTTAATGGATCGAACCACATTTCTTTTGATTCGTTTAGAGACATAAAGTTAATGAATCTACGACGATCAAAAGTATCACCCAGACAAAGGATCTGTTGAATACCAGATGCTTTGATAAAAGGAATTACAATGTTACTATAAAACTTTTTGTAATGATTGATAAAATGTTGATTGTCATTACGAACTCCAAAGTGCTGATCTGTGATTAAGAGAATCTTCATCGTTTAGAATTCATTTCGACACGGGACTTAATTTGATTATACTCTGAACTTGCGTCTCCGTCAACTGTGAATACATGATCGTATCCAGATTTTTCTATGATCTTTTCTTTTATATCCATCTGTCTTTTCTCTTTTGCAATACGTCTTAGGAATGCATAGTATACAATTTGTGTAAAATATGCAAAAGGATTCCTTGATTTATTGGGATCAAAATTATCAATGTATTGAATACAGTTTTCTATACCATCACAAACCATATCATCTTTATACATGTAATTAATAAAGTTTGGTCTATATGATAAGTGAGTAGCAATCTTTAAAAAACAACCACCAATGTAGTCATTGACACGAGGTTTAGGAAGACCTTTCTCTTTAGCGTGTTCAACCTTTTCCTTGTACTTTATAATTGCTGCAAGGAATTCCTTGTTATCAACATAGTGTTGTCGCTTCTTTGGGGCTGCTTTTGGCATATGTTTTCTGCTTTGTATGTATTATAGCATACTTGACAAACCTGTCAAGAACATGTATACTAACACTGTAAGGGTTGACAGGGAAATATATTACTTACTTTTTAAATATTTTTTCTAGCAAAGCGCGGATCTCTTTTGTGTTTCCTAGATATCCTTCAGCAATCGAGGGTGGAACTTGACGCTCTTTCATTTTTCTTTCATGTGCGTCATCTCCAATAATAAATGCTTCATACATGAGTTGAACAGGTTTACTCATTGTTGCCATGGTTATAAGATCCTTTTCTCTTAGAATATAAAATTCTTCATCAGACATTGGAATCCATTTACTAAAACCCATACCTCTCAATATTTTTTGCTCGCCAATTTCTTTAGTGATTGGCAATACGCTAACAGGATCAGATATAAACAATAGAGTTTCCCCCTTGTCCTCAGTAAGAACCGCCTTAGCAAGGACTTCTTCCCCACTAACCAGTTTGAATATACCGTGAAATTCTTCGTCGTGTTTTGCGTAATTAATCATAAGTTTTTACTTTGACGTCTATGATCTCATACTGAAATTTTTCCTCATTATAAATTTTGACTCTTTCCATCAGGTGATTCAACGTGTAGTTGTTGCCTCTGTCTGTTGAGATATCATCAGCAATATCATATAGAGTTGCTTTTGATTTATTGTCTCCCTTCCGCAATACTCGTCCAATAGATTGTAAATTACGAATCCGAGATTTAGAAGGAGAAGCAAAAATAACATTGTGTAAGTTTTTAATATTGATGCCAGTAGAAAACGTACCGTACGATGCAATGATGATTGCATTTTCTGATGCCTCTGTTAACATACGAATTTCTTCGCGGTCATCGACATCTACACCCCCATGAACAAAGAACACGGGTCTGTCTGTATGACTATTTATCAAATTGTAAAGAGGTTCGCCATGACGTTCTACATAATTGAACAAGACAAGAGTATTTCCCTTGACATCACAGGCAAGGTTACGGATAAACCTGTTCCTTCCTTCATGTTCAATAAGGTAATCAATCTCATCTTGATAACCTTCAAATAATTTTTCATCATGTTTTAAAAGAACTACCTTGACTTTCAGTTTGGCAATATGCCCTGCCTTCATTAATTGATTAGTTCTCGTGACTTGTGAACATCTACCAAACAAACCTTCTAATACAAGTTGATTTACATTGGCACCGTCTAATGTTCCTGTAAATCCAATACGGTATTTACAATCATGTAACTTAGACATCAATGTAGTCAAAGACTTTGCTTTGAATTGATGTGCTTCATCACCAATGACAACATCAAATCTTTCAAACCATGCTCTAGGTTCTTTGTAAATAGATTGCCAAGTGGTAATTATCACACTATGATCAGTGTATTTGTCTTGTCCTGCGTATATTCTGTGGCAATCTTTCTTTGCCATCCAACCATATGCTTCAAAGTCTCCATACATTTGCTCGACAAGAGATGTGGTAGGAACTACAATTAGAATATTACGACCAACATTTAGATGAAATCTAACCAATGCATAAATCATCAAAGATTTTCCTGACGCTGTGGGGGACAGCAACAATCGTCTGTTGTATTTTAGTGCTTCGTAAATTGCCTTATACTGATAATCCCTTACCTCAAGAGTCGGGGGCAGATGCAGTGATCTTACAAAACCTACAACCGACTTGGGAGTGATTAGTTCATTCTCTGTAATGGGGTGACCAAAGTATTCATCACTCTCTATTTCATATTCATATCCTTTTTCTTTTGCCCAGTCAGTTAAGTAATCTACAAGACCACAATATATCTCTCCTGTTGCAGGGGAAAATAATCTAATCTTCCCATCCCAACCTCTATACCTTCGAGTCTTTTGCATGTATTTTGCAGACTCAACTTCAAAGGTAAAGAAGTCTGCTAACTCATAATTAATGTGAGGTTGTGCCTCAACTTTGAGATAGACTTCATTCTTTTTACGAATAAGGAGGTCCATAAAACCATGCTACTAAAGATTCACGAGTTCCTGAGATGATAGGACGTACCCTATGCCATTGATCACTTTGAAAGAAAATAGCAGATCCTGCTTTTGACTTAAAAGTTTTATATCTTGGATCAGTCTCTGGTTTATATATCTCCAAATCAAACTCGCCTCCTTCGTAGTCCTCATTTAGAAAGAGTGTCATACTAATCTTTCTCACATTTCCGTTTATTGGTTGTGCGTGTTCATCTATATGCCAATCATAGAAATCTCCTTCACCATATCTACCATACTGAACTGGTTCGACACCTGTAATTTTTAAATTCCAACGAGCATCTTCATTTATTTTTTTAATCATACGAAGAAGCATGGCAAGAAGTTCTCTGTCTCCTAACCATGCTATCTCTGAACTTCTATTTGATTTTGTGCCACTAACAATTTGTCCTCTAGTCCATCTATGTCTATATGAAATTACCTTGTTAACTATAACCTGTGCCTTTGTATTGAAAATAACTTCCTTGTAGGGCAATCCGTATTTCATTAAAATCCATTCTTAAATTTTTCCCAGTCTATCGCATTCTTGATTTGAAAATTGCGGTTATTGATCATTCTCAATACACTATCAAGATACAATAGAGTCTGTTCTATGTAGTCTATTCTATATTGTAGTTTCATTATATCATCATCTGATTCAATAAACATATTAATTTCTTCTTTCGTAGTCAGTTTAAAATCAAATGGCATTTCTTTATACACAGAGGAAGGTGCTTTGCCTTTATAATATAACCATTTCTCTTTGATAAGACGTTTCATATCTAACTCTTTCTCCTTTTTCATTAGAGAGAAAGTATTATGAAACTCCATATATTTCATGTGAAGTTGTGGAATTTTTGTAGACTCTTCACAGTATAAGTCACCATCTATTACACTATCTTTTTTCCACATCTCTTGGATGCTTTCAAGATTCATTTCTTTTTCTTTGGATAATATTGGAAACCTTCTGTCACTTCATCAAGTGAAGAAAGTTTAAATGTAATCATTTTGTCCCAAGGAGTATGACTATCCATTAGAACTGCTGCTTTCTTGCCTTGTATTCTCTGAACACATCCAACATACCCTCTGTATATTGAATTTTCATCAGTAACTTTTACTGTGGAACCTGGTAAAATCATCTGTTATTACTTCTATGATGAACAGCATCTTTAATTGAGTTGTACTCAGAAGACTTATCCTTTTCGTCTGCGACGAAAACTTCGTCATAACCAGACTTCTCTATTATCTTTTGTTTTATATCCAACTGACGTTT